TATGCAAAACAAACTGATATGAAAGCACCCATGACCAAACCTGGAGACGGGAAAGGCAAAAGCCGTGGTGGTGGAGACGCAATGAGAGGCACAAAGTTCACAGGCGTTTACTAGGAGAACAACATGGCATTAGGACCATTAGTACAAGGCCTCATGAGAGGCATTGGTAGTTTAGGCGGCAGAAGTCCCTCATCAAGAATGGACAACGTTCTTAAAAGTATGAGAACGGGTCAACAAGCAGGAGACAAGTTTAATAAACTAACGCAGAACCAGTTAGACGATATGGTTGCGAGGTACGGTCGAGAAACTCAAGCTCTTACAGACAGTGTAACCAAGGGATCTACTTCCATAACTTCTCAAGCAGGCTACGCTAGAAAAGCGCAAGAGCTGATAGAAAAAGGTGCTGAGGTTGAAAAACTTGTAAAAGTTCTTGAAGGACAAATGAAGCTGACAAAAACCATGGGTGAAGCTAGACAACTTATGGAAGCTTTAAACAGAATGCGAAAAGTAGACAGCCTAATAAAAGGAACTATAGCAAGTCTAGGAGCGGGTGGAGCAGGAATGTATTTTGGTGCATCGCAACAACGTAAGAATCCTGACTTCTACAATCCAGAAGATAATCCATTTAGAGGACTATTTGGCGGAACACCAAGAATGTCTGGGGACGTACAAGGAGCCCTTGAAGACATGGAAAAGAAAGTAAATGGCAGAGAACAGTAAACCGACCAACATAGAAAGGTTGTCAGATCTTATTGATCTGGAAGTACAAGACGGAGAGGAAGTTCAGATTGAAGAGCCCATGCAAATGGGTGAAGGCGATATTGCCGTTGAACTATCCGAAGAAGGCGCACAGATAGATTTTTTTCCTGATGAAGAAGTTATCGATACCACGCCCTTCGACGCAAACTTAGCGGAGTACGTTGACGAAGGCGAGCTAGGACGAATTGCTTTTGAATTAATTACCGACTACGAAGAAGACAAGGCAAGTCGTCATGACTGGGAAGACACATACGTAAGAGGCCTAGATTTACTTGGCTTTAAGTATGAAGATAGAGACAGACCTTTTCCAGGAGCATCAGGCGTAACACATCCTATGCTCGCCGAATCCGTAACGCAGTTCCAAGCGCAGGCATTTAAGGAACTATTACCAAGTAAAGGCCCCGTGAAAACCAGAGTCATGGGCAATGAAACACCTGACGTAGAAGATCAAGCACGTAGGGTAGAAGAGTTCATGAACTACCAGATTACTACGGTAATGGAAGAATATACCCCTGAAATGGATCAATTATTGTTCTATTTACCCCTAGCAGGTACAGCATTTAAGAAGGTTTATTACGATCCAAGTAAACAAAGAGCAGTTAGCACCTTTGTACCCGTAGAAGATTTAGTAGTTCCGTACACAGCCAGTGACCTAGAAACGTGTGAAAGAGTCACACATGTAGTCAAAATGAGCTACAACGAAATCAGAGCACAACAACTTGCAGGATTCTACAGAGACATACCACTACAGCCTGCTGAAACAAACATAAATAGCGATACCGTAGACAAAGAGGACGAGCTCGAAGGACTGAGTGCTAACACCAACGACATGATGTATGAACTGTTGGAGTGTCACGTATCCATAGACATACCAGGCTTTGAAGATCCAGACGGATACCACCTACCTTTTATTATTACGATAGACAGAGCGTCAAACGCAGTCTTATCTATTAGAAGGAACTACCGTCAGGACGATCCACTAAGAACAAAAATACAATACTTTGTACACTACAAGTTTCTCCCTGGTCTTGGATTCTATGGGTTCGGCTTAATACACATGATTGGCGGATTGTCTCGAACCGCTACTGGAGCCCTACGACAACTGATCGATGCAGGTACGCTGGCAAATCTTCCTGCTGGATTTAAGGCCAGGGGACTTAGAATCAGGGACGACGAGACTCCACTAGAACCTGGAGAGTTCAGAGACGTAGACGCACCAGGCGGAGCACTAAGAGATTCACTGATACCACTGCCTTATAAAGAACCGTCGGCAACATTGATGCAACTACTAGGATTCTGTGTGGAAGCAGGACAAAGGTTTGCATCGATTACGAATCTACAAATAGGTGAAGGTAACCAAGAACTTCCTGTTGGAACAACCATGGCCTTACTAGAGCAAGGCACAAGAGTCATGTCTGCAGTTCACAAAAGATTGCACTATGCACAGAAAACAGAATTTAAAATTCTAACCAGATTGTTTGCAGAGTATCTGCCTCCTGTATATCCATACCAAGTTATAGGCGGAGATCAACAAATCAAACAAGCCGACTTTGATAACAGAGTAGATGTGATACCTGTGAGTGATCCTAACTTCTTCTCAATGAGCCAACGTATTACATTGGCACAACAAGAACTACAGTTAGTACAAAGTAATCCACAAATACACAACATCAAAGAATCGTACAGAAGAATGTACCAAGCCTTAGGCACTGAAAATATTGAAGCGTTGTTCGCACCTGATCCGCCCCCACCCGTTCCGATGGATCCAGCAAGTGAGAATAGCGCAGCATTAATGGGTGCACCTCTTATGGCATTCCCTGATCAGGCGCATCAGATTCACATAGAGGTGCATCTTTCTTTCTTAGAGTCTGGTGCAGGTATGACAAACCCTGCAGCAGTGCCTATGATGGTGTCGCACATATTCCAACACATATCATTAGAAGCACAGAACCAAGCTAATGAACAGATGCCAGATCAACCACAACCGATGCAACAACAGATACCAGCCATGCAGCAAGGAGGAATGATGATGCCACCCCCACCTAACCCTGCAAAAGAAGCTTTGAAGGCACAACTAGAGCTAGAGATCATGGAATCGATCATGCCTAGAATAGAGAAGATACTATCTACTGACGATGGCGTAGTGGCATTGAAGCAACAAGAACTAGCCATACGTGCAAAAGAAAACGAAGATGATAAAATGATTGCAGAGGAGAGGATCAAACTGGACAAAGCTAAGCTTAAACAGAAAGACCAATCCGAAGAAGAGAAGTTAAAATCTCAAGAAGATATAGCAGCAATGAAAGTAGCAGCTGATAGAGAGAAGAAAAAATGAGAATAGGCATACCATCATTAGGTAGATTTGATAGAGGAGATGTAATCGACAGAGATCTTTTGCCTGAAAATCTTGGCTCTCTTGGTATAGATTTATCGAGCATACCTAGTGTCATGCCTGTAAGCATACAGAAAATGCCTCAAGCAGAACCAGGCACTCCGACTTGGTGGCAAGCAGCAGGATACACTTCTGCTAATGACGCAATCATGTCAGGTAATTTTAATTATGACATGAACAAAGGATGGCAGTTAAAACCAGGTGCAGTTACCCCTGCTATGGAAGAAATAGCAGCTAAATCTACTCCACCTACAAAGGACACCAGTTCTTTTAAGCCTTTATCTAATGTGGTATCTACCGACTTGGGACCCTTAGGAACAAGCGGAATGTCTGTTTTTGAAGACGAACCAATCACTATGGCTTCTGACTCAACGTCACCCATGTCACCCATGGTTGAGACAGAAGTCACCCTTCCAAGTTCCGATTCTGTTGGTATGAAAGCCCAAGAGTATCAAGATTTTTTAGATAAACTTGGCTCTACAAAGGTAGATGAGGAGCTTAAAAATTTATTCCCAACAGATCAAACTGACCCAGTACAAGCAGCCGTTGATGCTGCTGTGGGCAATGGTCAACCGACCACGGACGATACTATATTAGACCCAGATGATATGGTAGTAGGAGCTCAAATAGTAACTCAATATTACAATCCCGCAACAGGCGAAACTTTCACGCAATATAATACAGCACAACCTGTTCCAGAAGGTTTTATACCAGGCTCTCCTCCTGAGACTCCCGCACAACCCGATTTTATGACTCAGCTACAAGAACTCATAGCAAGTATGCAAGCTGAGCAAACAGCAGCAGCCGAACAAGCTGCAGCTGCCGAAGCAGAAAGACAAAAGCAAGCTGCTGAAATGACACAGAATTACATGGTTGGGCAACCAGCCGTAGGTTATAACCCGTACGAAAGCGGACAGTATCAAAACAATCCATACGGTGCTGCTGGCGTACCTGCCATGGGCGGAATTACAACTATACCCGTTCCTGCAGCTTATAACCCTAATCCATATCCAATAGGAGGAACAACATAGATTTACTACAATTCGCGACAGCTGTATTGCGCGCCATAGATGAAAAAGAACAGCAACTTCAAGAAATACTCTCCAACGGCGAAGTCCGAGACTGGGAGCATTACAAGAATCTGACTGGTCAAGTCGAGGCGTTAAACTACACACGAGAAGAAATTCGACAACTAATGAAAAACCAGGAGATATAAATGCCAAATCCAAGCAACCTAGCCATGGAAGAACAATGGAAAAAAGAAGAAGCGGACAAGTCTGCTTTAGAAAAAGCTTACCAGTCAGGTAAGAAGAAAGGAGACGCGACCACGCTTGATCCTGATAAATTAGATTCAGAATTACTAGACCAATTGCCTTCACCAACAGGGTGGAGGATCATGATATTACCGTACAAAGGCCAAGGACAAACCGAAGGTGGGATTGTTCTAACGAGCGAAACTCGTGAGAGACAGCAGATAGGAACTCTGCTTGGCTATGTACTAAAAGTCGGACCACAAGCGTACGACGGAGAAAGATTTTCTACTGGCCCTTGGTGTAAACCAGGAGACTGGGTATTGATTGGAAGATACTCAGGATCAAGGATACAAATCGAAGGCGGAGAAATAAAACTGTTGAATGATGATGAAATTATCGCAACGGTTCCAGACCCAGAAGCAATTCTGCATCAATTTTAATAACCATGGAGAACGACCATGCCTGAGCATAAACTAAATATGAATGCCGCTGAGGAAACAGTACAGCTAGATGATACTGGTCCTGAGGTGGATGTTGATATAGACGAAGGTGGAGCTTTACCTATAGATCCCCAGCAACCTGTTAAACCTGTACTAGGTGACGAAGGAGCTGCGGAAGTAGTACCAGAGCCAGAACCTCAACCCGAAGAAGCGAAAGCTGACGACCACGAAGAATACAGTAAAAGTGTAAAGAAACGTATCGACAAGCTAACTGCTAAACTAAGGGAAGCCGAACGAAGAGAGCAAGCAGCAACGCAATTTGCAGAAAACGTAAAGAAAGAAAACGAAACACTAGCACAACAAAAAACGAATTTAGATAGTAACTACATCGTAGCTGAGGCCAACAGGATTTCAGCTGAAACCGAAGCAACAAAGAATCTTTTAAGAAAAGCAAACGAAGAAGCAGACATCGATGCACAGACGAACGCACAACAAAAACTAGCAGCTCTTGCTGTTGAAGCTCAACGTGTACAAGCTTTAAACCAAGAGCGCACTGCAAAAGCAGCGCAAGCAGAACAGGTAACACAGGATATTCCAAGTGAGCCACAGCCACAGCCACAAGAGTATTCTGAACCAGATCCTAAAGCTCAAGCATGGGCAGAAGAGAATCCTTGGTTCGGAAACGACAAAGCTATGACTATGACCTCCTTTGCTTTTCATGAAGATTTATTGTCAGAAGGGTTTGACCCAGCGAGCGATGAATACTATGATGAGATAAATAACAGGATTCGAAACGAGTTTCCTCATAAATTTAATGAAGAAACTCAGACGAGCCAACCCGCTCAGACGGTAGCACCAGCAAAGCGAAGTGCAAAACCAGGGCGCAAAACTGTGAGACTCACACCCTCACAGGTTGCAATAGCAAATAAATTGGGTGTGCCTTTAGAAGAGTACGCGAAATATGTTGAATAACGTGGAGCAACGTAAATGACTGAAAATAATAAAAAGACTGACGAGAATCGTCAACCACGCGAAGCCCAGACTCGCGAAAAGCAAGTAGCGAGAAAACCATGGGCTCCCCCATCTGCTTTGGACGCACCTACACCTCCCGAAGGTTATGTTCATCGTTGGGTGAGATTAGAAATCAGAGGACAAGATGATCGTAAGAATGTCATGTCTAAGATGAGGGAAGGATGGGAACCTGTGAGAGCAGATGAATATCCTGACTTTGAATCTCCGACAATCGATGATGGTAAGTTTGAGGGTGTTATAGGCGTTGGTGGTTTAATACTATGTAGGATTCCTATTGAAACTGTACAGGAAAGATCTGAATACTTTGCAAATAAAACGCAAAGCCAGATGGATGCTGTAGATAACGATATGATGAAAGATGGTACGCACCCCAGCATGTCCATAAACAGACCAGAGAGGCAGTCGCGCGTAACAATTGGTGGAACTCAAGGTTCAGGTAACTAAGAGTTCTTTATATTAATTCTTGTAAATTAGAGAAAAGAATATGGCAAATGTAGATAAAGCCTTTGGTCTAAGACCATACAAAGGACTAAATGTCGGTTCAGCCGTTCAAGAAGCTAATAAATATAACATTAATCCATCAGGATACGGTACAAGCATCTTCCAAGGTGACTTAACTATATTCAACGGAGGATACATCGAAAGATCAGCAGCTAGTTCTGCTAATAACGTAGGTGTTTTATCTCATGTTTTTTATACAGCTACTGACGGAACTCCCACTTTTAAGAATTACTATCCAGCATCTACAACGGCACTTGGTAGCGGAGACATAGAAGCTTACATCTATGACGATCCTAATCAATTGTTTGTTGTTCAAGCGGATGGTGCTTCTACTATCGCAGCTGTTGGCAGAAATGCTGACACTGATGGTATTGGTGGTAGTACAACAACTGGCGTAGCTACTCGCGAGCTCGACTCTAGTACACTAGCAACAACCCAAGGCCTTCAGCTTAAGGTTGTGGGCGTAGTTCAAGACGATAAAAACGGAGACCTTTCAAGCAATAATGCGAACCTAGTTGTTCTCATTAATGAACATGCTTACAGAGGTCCTGTAGCTGGAACATAAGGAGTAAATTAAATGGCAATTTCTAGAGGACAATTAGTCAAAGAGTTACTTCCAGGCTTAAACGCATTATTCGGTCTTGAGTACGACAGATATGAAAACGAACATGAAGAAATTTTTGACGTTGAAAACTCTGATCGTGCTTTTGAGGAAGAAGTAATGTTGACAGGCTTTGACCAGGCACCCGTTAAATCAGAAGGAGCTGGCGTAGCGTTTGATTCAGCCCAAGAGGCGTTCACGTCACGTTATACCCACGAAACCATAGCTTTAGCGTTTAGCATCACAGAAGAAGCGGTAGAGGATAACCTATACGACAGATTGTCGGCTAGGTACACTCGTGCGCTTGCAAGAAGTATGTCAAACACTAAGCAAGTCAAGGCGGCAGCTGTATTGAATAATGCTTTCAATTCAAGTTTCCCTGGCGGCGATGGAAAAGAACTTTGCGCAACAGATCACCCAACTGTGGGCGGTCCTAATTTGAGCAATGAGCTTTCAACATCTGCTGACCTAAGTGAAACTTCACTTGAGCAAGCATTGATTGATATTGCAGCCTTCACTGACGAACGTGGTTTGAAAGTAGCTCTTCAAGGAACTAAGTTAATTATTCCTAAAGAACTACAATTCGTAGCTGATAGAATATTGGAAACTCCAGGCAGAGTTGCCACGTCTGATAATGATATTAACGCCATGAGAAACATGGGTATGATCCCTGAGGGATATACAGTTAATCACTATCTGACTGACACTGATGCTTTTTTCATTAAGACTGATGCACCGAACGGTTTCAAAATGTTTAATCGTTCACCAATCAGAACTTCAATGGAAGCGGATTTCGATACGGGTAATGTTAGGTACAAAGCTAGAGAAAGATACAGCTTTGGATTCTCGGATCCACGTTGCGTCTTTGGTAGCCCAGGAGCATAACACTCGATTAGTTTAATGGAACCCAGCTGGGGGTTTCTTACTCAACCCAGCAACCTTATCTTTTCTACACATTTCTATTTTTTTCTGATACGATAATCTCATACCGAGATAATTTGTTATACCAACTGACTCGGCAGACTCACTCCAAGATGGTGTAACACATTTAGTTAGGAGAAAAATATGGCTAAATCAACATTTTCAGGACCAGTCAAATCTTTGGCTGGATTTATATCAGCAGGTAGTTCAGCTTTTGTTAGCTTAACAGCCGATACTTCACTTACAGTAGCAGCACACGCAGGTAAGATACTTACTTGCAATGATGCAGATGGTAAATTTACTTTACCTTCAATCGTAGCTACCACTCCAAGTGACTCTACTGATCCAAACCAACTTAATAACATAGGTGCAAGTTTTTTCTTTGTAGTAGAAACAGCTGCTACCGATATGGATATTAAAACAGATGGAACAGATAAGTTTGTTGGAGGCCTTTATACAGGTGTTAACAATGCCACAGGTAAAACTTTCATATCTGGCGCGTCTAATGACGTAATCACTATGAATGGATCAACTAAAGGTGGACTCGCTGGTAGTATCGTAAAAGTTACTGCAATGGCTTCTGCAAAATATGCAGTTGAAGGTATTATCTTAGGTTCAGGAACTTTAGTAACACCATTTGCTGACGCTTAATAGGAGACTAATATGAGTTCAGATGTAAAAGCATCCGTTCCTTTAACTAGCTCAGGGAGGCTTCAAGGTTTTATTGGAGCATCGGGAGCTGGAACTGCTACTAATTTAGGCTCACTAAGGATACAGTCTGTACAAGCTCAATCTAGCGATGCTGACGCACAGATCATCATATATGATGGTTCTAGCGCAAGTGGCACTAGAATAATAGCTCAGTTTAAGTTTGGTTCTGCAGCGAACGAATCTTTCGATCACTACATACCAGGCATGGGCTGTCGTTTTACAGAAGGAGCTTATGTAGCTTTGACTAACTGCGACTTTTTCGTTGCATATTACAATTAAGGATTAGATATGTTTAAAAAGACTAAAGGTTACGCTCAAGGCGGTAAAATGAA